GTGGTAGCTCGAACAGAGAAAGAGGAATACAACAAGCTTATGAAGTTACTGGTCCAGCAGCAGCTAAAGAAAGACAACGTGAAGAGGAACGAGACACTTTAGTTGCAACAGGTCCAGGATCGGATTGGGAAAAATATTCTGATTATAGTGCAAAGGAAGCAAGCGAGCTGGGGGGTTATACAGGCACCAAAAGAGGAGAACTTTACAGCACTAGAACAAGAATGGAATTACAGGAGGCCCAAAAAATTCAACGAGCAGCACTGAACAAGTGGGGACTAGGGGAACTTGGTAAAATGGGTGTTATGTTAGCAGCAATGCTAGCAATGGGAGTTCCATTTATGGATGCTATTAAAGCTGTGCCGAAGACTGTATCGATAAGTAAAGAGGATCTGGCCAAATTAGTAAAAGAGAGTATTCCTGTAATGCAAGCACAACAAGAGCATCTTAAAGCTCTTGACGAATATAAAACAGCTTTACTAGGAGAAGTTGATATACTTAATCCTAATGAAATGAAATCTAAGACTGGCAATAAGATTTCAGACATAACGAACGAGATCAACGAGTTAACTAAAACTAGAGAGGACACCGGAGACGAAAGTTCTCCTGTTGCACCAGTTACAGACGAAATTGAAGAAAGTACTACTTATGCCTGGGATATGTTTACCCCTAGAGATCAATTAGAAAAAGCTGCTTATTTAGATAAATTAGAAGAACAAGCAGCAGCTCTTAATCCAAATAAAGATGATTTAATAGGCGAAGAAACTAGTGGACTTGCAGATTTATTTACAGTAAAAACACAACAATAGGAGAAAACTATGAGAAATGATTTTGGTACAAGACCTTATAAATCTAGATTTCCATACGACAAAGGTGGAAAATCTGGTGCTAAGAAACAAGGTTACAACGCAAGATTAGACGAATCTTTAGGTGCAAGAAGAGGAGCTGAATCTACAAAATCTCAAAGCTACAAAGCCAGAAGAGACGAATCTAAAGGCATGGAAAAAGCTATGGGACGTAGAGCATACGCTGCTGTCGGCACTATGGATAAAAACAATCGGAGAAAATAATTATGGCAAATACTAGAAGAGAAAACAGACTAGAAGAACTTGGTCGTGTGGATGCTGAAAAAGCATACACTAGAAAAGGTAAAAGAAATCTTAGAGACGAGAAGAAAAGAGTTGTTAGAGAACTTAGAATGAAAGGTGGCAAAGTTGGAGCTGCTGGTGCAGCTAAAAGAGGACTTGGCAGAGCTTTCATGAAGGGTGGAAGAGTTTAATGTCTAAAGATTGGCAAAAAGGATCTGGTTACGTTGCAGAACCAAAAGTTACAGGCATCGTTGGAAAAAACAAAGATGGCTATGGTGATGCAGAAACAATTCAAGCAACTGATCCAACAGAATCTCAAACAGTTACTGTAAGAGGAACAAAAGCAATTAGAAAAGACAAGAAGCCAGTTAAAGCTACTTGGTACTAATCTATGGCTTGGTTTACTCTAGCGAAACTTGCTTTACAGGCAGGTGGTAAAATTTATGCTAATAGACAAAAAGCAAAAGTTGCTATGTCTGATGCACAACTTTTACACGCTGAGCGACAAGCTCGTGGTGAGGAAGATTACCAGGGTAAACTTTTAGAAGCCCGTCAAAACGACTACAAAGACGAATTTGTCCTCGTCATTATTTCGGCGCCCATCGTGGTGCTTATGTGGGCAGTGATGTCGGACGATCCGGCTGCGATGGAGAAGGTAAAGCTCTTTTTTGAGTATTTCCAGTCATTGCCGTCATGGTTCACAAATTTGTGGATACTTGTAGTTGCGTCGATTTTTGGTATAAAGGGAACACAAATATTTAGAGGAGGCAAAAAATAATGTCAGACGATAGATGGATACAAAAAGCAACTAAAAACATGCGTAAGGATAAACCTTGCACAGGAAAAAAATTTGGTAGCAAATCATGTCCTCCAGGATCAAAAAGATATAACTTAGCAAAAACATTTAAAAAGATGGCTAAAAAAAGAACCAAAGCTGCAGGCGGTGGTTTAATGAAAGTATCTGGTTATAAACCTGTTTTAGGAAACAATAGGTTTGGTTATCCTAGTGGTGGAGTTCCAGTTACAAATTATAGAGGTGGTGGAGTAGCTCTTCGAGGATTAGGTAGAGCTTTTACTAAGAATTAATGGACGGAATACAATTAGTTTATAAACTAAAGAAACAAATAGAAGAAACACAAAAAAATGTGCAAACCTATGTTCTAAATGGACAGGTTGACAATCACGAAAAATACCAATATATGGTAGGACAACTTCGTGCATACGAAGCAATTTTACAGGAAATCTCTACCCTGCTAATAAATAAGGAGCCAGAAGAAAATGAAAACAGAGGAACAGTCATCGATATCTCAAGTAAAACCAAAACTTGAAATCCCTAAAAAAGAATTAGTTGGAGTTAAAAAAGAAAAAAAGGTTACCAACGAAACAACAAAATTACCCCAACCTACAGGTTGGAGACTTTTAATTTTACCATTTAAAATGAATGATAAAACTAAAGGTGGAATTTATTTAGGTGAATCTACTTTGGAAAAACAACAAGTAGCTTCACAATGTGGAAACGTCTTAGCAGTAGGACCCGATGCATATGGAGATAAAGAGAGATTTCCAGATGGGCCTTGGTGCAAAGTTGGAGACTGGGTAATGTTCGCGCGTTATGCAGGCTCTAGAATCAAAATAGAAGGTGGCGAAGTTCGTCTGCTAAACGACGATGAAGTTTTAGCAACAATCAAGAATCCAGAGGATATCTTGCATGAATATTAATCATAGGAGAAACTTATGCCAGAAGACAAAGAAGATAAAGTAATAGACATCCCAACCGATGGTCCGGGAGCAGAAGTTACTTTACCAGAAGAACCCGTTAAAGAAGGAGCACAAATTGTTGATGTTCCTGCGGAAAAACCAGAAGGGGAAGTCGAAGTAAAAGACGAACCTAAAAAAGAAGAAGCTCCGAAAGAGCTTATTCAAGAAACACCTAAAGAAGAAACAGTTAAAGAAGAAAAACCAAAACAAGAAACAGAATTAGATGAGTATGGCGAAGGAGTTAAAAAACGAATCGCTAAACTTACTAAACGTATGCGTGAAGCAGAACGTCAAAAAGACGAAGCAACACGTTATGCACAATCAGTTTTAAAAGATAAAAAATCTTTAGAAAGCCGATTAACCAAATTAGATACAGGTTATGTATCTGAAATGGAAAAAAGACTTACTTCAAGTCTTGATGCTGCAAAGGCTAAATTAACTACAGCCAGAGAAGCAGGTAACATAACTGATGAAGTGGATGCTCAAAGAGAAATCGCTAAATTAGGTTATGAAGAAGCAAGATTAGCCGAAATGAAACTTAATCAAGAAGCTAAATCTAAAGAGAAGAGTGAATTTGTTAAACAACCAACAAATATTCAACAAGCACAACCTAACACTCAACAACCAACTCCAGATGCGAAAGCAACTGAATGGGCGTCTAAAAATGCCTGGTTTGGTAAGGATAGCGCTATGACTTATACAGCGTTTGATATGCACAAAAAATTGGTGGAAGAGGAAGGTTATGACCCACAATCTGACGAATATTATGGAGAATTAGACAAGAGAATAAAGCTTGAATTCCCCCATAAATTTGGTAATACTACAGATCAATCGACTAAACCGACACAAACTGTAGCTTCGGCTACGCGAAATGTCAAAAGAGGTACTGGTCGCAAGACTGTGAAACTCACATCATCACAGGTAGCAATTGCTAAAAAATTGAATGTGCCACTTGAAGAATATGCTAAACAATTAAACGTAGAGGAGTAATGCATATGACTAAATCTAAAACTGAAGACAAAAAAGTTACAGAGGCAGTAAAAGTAAAAAAGGACTCTCGCGCTTCCGAAACAAGAGATGCTGTTAAGCGTCCTGTTGAATGGAAACCACCATCATCTTTAGATGCACCACCTGCGCCGGATGGATTTCGACACAGATGGGTAAGAGCTGAAAGTTTAGGCTTTGACGATACTAAGAACGTCGCTGGTAAATTAAGATCAGGATATGAATTAGTAATGGCTTCAGAGTACAAAAATTCAGGATACCCAATTATCGAAGACGGCAAACACAAGGGAGTGATCGGAGTTGGAGGCCTTTTGCTGGCAAGGATACCTAATGAGGTCGCCGAAGCACGTCAAAAGTACTATAGCGATAAAGCTAAGGAACGTGATGATGCTGTCAAAAACGATCTGCTGAAGGAACAGCACCCGAGCATGCCTATCAGTTATGATAGCCGCTCTAGCAAATCTTTCGGTGGTAAGTAAAAGTTTTTTAACAATTACTATCAACGAGAATTAAATTAACCGTGACTGGAGGTCCGCAAGGACAGGTCACATACGGAGGAAACAACTATGGCTAATCAAGATGCCGCTTTCGGTCTTAGACCGTTAAAGACACTTGGACAGCAAGATGATTCCACTGGAATGAGCTCACATAAGATTTTACCAGGTGATGCTAGTATTTTATATCAAGGTTCGATGGCATTAGCTAATACGAACGGATATATAGATATATCTAGCGCAACTAGTACATTGAATATTGGAGCATTCTGGGGATGTTATTATGTTGATCCAACTACATTGAAACCTACGTTTAAAAATTACTATCCAGGCTCAATTACACCACCATCAAGTGGTGCGATCGAAGCTTTTGTTTATGACAGCCCTTACCAGGAGTTTGAAGTTCAATCAGACGCAACTGGTGCTTCAGCGCAAGCTGATATTTTTATGTGCTGTGATACATCATCGCCAACGGCGGGTAGTACTTCGAACGGGATTTCATCGATGGAATCTGCAGACACTTTTGCAGCAGGTCCAGCGCAACTTAAAGTAATCGGAGTTTCTAGAGATCCAGAAAATAGCGATTTGACTTCTGCTAATGTAAATTGGCGTGTTCAAATCTGCGAACATATTTTTGGTTCAGGAACTGTCGGTACAGCCTAATAAGGAGTAATTAAACTATGGCAATATCACGACAACAACTAGTTAAAGAACTAGAGCCAGGTCTAAATGCACTATTTGGCTTGGAATACAAAAGATACGACCAGGAGCATAAAGAAATTTATACTACTGAGTCTTCTGACAGAGCTTTTGAAGAAGAAGTAATGTTATCTGGCTTTGCAAATGCATATGTTAAACCTGAGGGTTCAGCAGTTGCATACGACAATGCACAAGAAACATTCACTGCAAGATATACTAATGAAACAGTAGCTCTTGCATTTGCTTTAACTGAAGAAGCAATGGAAGATAACCTGTATGACAGACTTTCGTCTCGTTATACAAAAGCACTAGCTAGATCTATGTCAAATGCGAAACAGATCAAAGCAGCTAACCCACTAAATCAAGGGTTGCCTACTACAGACAACTATGATTCTGGTGATGCAGTTTCTTTGTTCAACACAGCGCACCCGACTATAGCTGGTTCTTTCAAAAACACGCTTACTACACAAGCAGACCTTAACGAAACATCGTTAGAGCAAGCAATGATCGACATTGCTGCAATGACTGATGAGAGAGGTCTTAAAATCGCAGCTAGAGGAATGAAAATGATCGTTCCTTCTGAAAACCAATTCAACGCTGAGAGATTG